CAGTAGGTTGCAAACCCAAGTGGTCAAAAAGAAGGGAACGTAACTGAACAGTAGAGGTAGGGTTAAAATCTTTATCATTGAGAGTCTCCCACCGTCCTATAGCAGGGTTCTGATATAGCTTAGTAACTGCTTCATCAATGTTATCCTGCATTAATTCTTGTGATTTGTATAGTCTTATTTTATCAAACGGAACACCATTGTCCTGTGCATCAATTAGAAAACGTGTGCCAGGAATAAGTATATTATCGTATACCCACTTGAGTTTAGTGTTCTGCTTGATCTTCTTAAATTTATCAAAGATTAGATAGGTACATAAAGCATCCATCGCTGCGTAAGTTTTCATTACATCAAACGGAATAGATCCCCACTGGAAGTCTCCTTTGAGTATGCCATTCTCTTTACGATAGTTATCCATCCAATCATACATTGGCTTCTCGTAATCTCCGTAGGGAGTGTACTTGATAGCTAATGTCTTCAGGCCGTGATTGCCTGGGTTCTCATTAATGAGATATGAGAGTAACATTGTATCTTCAAACTTTGGAAACTTGAAGTTGAAATGATACTCAAAAAATGCCATATCAAACTTAGCATTATGAAATATTACTGTTTTTTCAGCAAAGAGTTCTTGTAAAAGTCTTTCAGATTCATCATCAAAACAGTCTGTTGAGATGTAAACTCCTTGCTTGCCGTTGTAAGAAAGTGAGATACCAAGTATGTGCCCATCGCGAGGGTACAAACCAGTTGTTTCAGAGTCAAGCGCGATATAATCGCCATCGTCTTCAAGGGCTTCTCGTAAGTAATTGTTACAGTCTCCTGTGTCTTGAATCCCGAACGCAATGCTTTCATCTATTACCACCTCCTCAATTTCACCATTAATATATTTAATGATACTTTCTTTTGATTCTTCCCACGTCTTTTTAGCTTCGGGTTTAAACTTAAGCATAGCGGGATTAATTACTGGCAGAAACTTTTCTTCTACTTTCTTACCAGAATATTCTGTAACTGAATTTATTTTTGTAAAATATTTCAGTGATTCACTTCCAACTAATACGATCCAGTCATAGAGAGTTGCATCAATGTCTATGTCACAGTCTCGTTTTAATACTTTCTTGATTGTAGGATCAGAACAGAGTTGATACTGATCGAAGTCAAATGCTCCTTCAAACTCTTTTCTGTAGTCCGTCCTACTCGGTTTAGTTTCTACTAAGGCAACTTTAGCCATATAACTTCTTCCTTAATTTATCTACTTGAAGTTGACTGAGAGCACCAGGGTCGGTATTCTTAATATGAATATTCCTAGCTACGAGACCAACTTTCTCACACTCAGTCTTTATGTTTTCTGCGGCTTTTTGTCCCGCATCGTCTCCATCGAAGAATACTTCGACATACTCTGCTCCTTGTACTCGGAGCATAGATAGTTTTGTTTCATTATAGTTGTTTGTTCCAAAGCAACACACTGCATTCGTAAGTCCCTTGTCATGAAGATTTATCATGTCAAAGATTCCTTCTACTAAGATTACAGACCCTTGGATAAACTCAACCACAGGAAATAGAGGCAACTTTGCCCCAGGTGGTGTAAATTTGTACTTAGGTCTGCCATCTGCTGTATGTCGCCCTTGAAATGCAACTATGCGCCCTGCAATGTCTCTGATAGGAAAAACAATTCTTCCTACATAGTCAGGTGCTGGGTGCTGAAACGCCTCAAACTTCTTATAGGTTTCTGGGCGAATATCCCTCCAGTTTCCTACATAGGGCATACTATTTTGGGGAAAGGACAAACCAACACTTTCAGAACGCTTTTGTAAAAGTTTCTTCTTGAAAAGTTCCCGTCGTTGTTGTAATTGATTTGCCCTCTCTCCAAAATGGTAAAATAAATTTCCCTTGAAACCGCACGAAAAGCAGTTGAATATACCAGTAATCTGATCTATTCTCATGCTAGGATTTCTATCTTCATGATCTGGGTTTAGGCAGCGCACAAGAAAGTCGCCACCTTTTGGCATGAAGTAAATCTGTTTATCTGTAAGTAGAGTTTCTACATTCACCAGCTAGGATTCTCATCTTCTTCTTCAAATGCGGCTCGATATTCTTCAGCTATCTCCTCCTCAAGAAAGGAAACTATTCGATCTTTTTCTTTCTGAGAGTTCTCTATATCTGTAGCAATTTCGGGACTACTTGTAAGAGGCGGCTTAACCTTAGGGGTAGAATGATCTTCCCCGTAGCGACCCCGCTCACGGTTTCCGTCTCCATTAAGCTCGGTTAAATCTTGTTGAGTAAATTTAAAATCTGGTGCTAGTCCCAAAATCGTGTCTCCTCGGGTACCATACGTGGTGTACAGTATGCTGTTACTAATGCCTGTGAACCCCGATAGTAACGCTTACTATAACGACCGCGTTCTATTCTATCGGAGAAGTAATTACATCTATTTATATTACGAAAATACATATTCGCAGTTGGCTCTCTATCTCCATCTATAACTACGACTAACAAAAAAGCCATTAACATTACTTACCAATATCCTCTACACTATCTTTGCTGATAACTTGATAAGCACCTTTGTTATATGCAGGTGCAATAGTATATTGAGAAGATACTTCTACTTTCCAGTCGTCTCGTGGACGAGGCTTGTAAGGAGTAAGAGGAGCTGACGGATAGTCAGGTGTCTCTCTACGATACGGCTCTTTCTCAGCATGAAGCTGCATGAACTCGACTCGTCTCTTACCATTGCTAATAATATTTTTTCTAAGTCTACCACTAGGTGAATATCGCATACTGCCTTTTACAATCATAAAACCTCCACATTTTGAATAATTATTATACAAGAAATGAAATAAAATGTCAAGAATTATTTTTAGATGTCGTTAATTTCTTCGCCAGTTTTTTGGTCGCTATCCTCTTTCTCTTTTGGCGTAAGTGCAGTCTCTGGTCCAATCTTGAGTGTCTCCCAGTCCATGGTAGAGGAGAAAGAACGCATAGCGGCTGCTCTCATTTTTACACAGTTGAAGGTAATACAATTATCTTCCTGTGCCCAAGTTTCAAGACTATATGCCGCATCAGCAGCATCTAGAATTCCCTTGGCAAAACGAGCCTCACCGCTAGCGTCAGTTTGGTATGGCGAGAATACTGGGGTTTCGTACTCTTGCGCCATACTCTTGAGTGCCTTACTAACCTCTATCTGTTCTGTCCAGTCGTATTGACCTCCCCGAGAGGGCATACTTGAACGTTTGACTTGATTGATGTAGTCAACGATAATTACGCCAACGTCCATCTTGCTTTTAATTTTCTTATCAAGTTCAGATCGTATCTTGGAGATAGTCAGGCTAGGGTCATAAATTACGTCAAGCTGTTGAGTTGGGAGAAGCTCACAGCTCGTCTTTAATTTATCGTGAAACTTCTCAAAGTTTCGATGCTCTCGATACTCTGCAAGTTTTTCCTGACTGTCTTTGTATCTTCCTGCCCACCATGAGGCGACCTGTTCCCACTCAGAGATACTGAGGTTCTTTGTGCGAAGCCGAGAAAAAGGCACACCAGTAGCTATAGAACAACACCGTTGCAGTATTGCTCTGCTATCCATTTCAATAGTGAAATACAAGGCGGATTTACCAGAAGAATATACCGTGTTAGCAATGTTAGCACACGTTATAGATTTCCCTGCCCCGCGACGACCTCCTACAAGAATCAAGTCTCGGGGGGAGAACGTGATCTCGTGATCGTGCTCGGTATTTAAACCGAGGGGCAGGTACTTTCCAATTTCCTCATCTGGCTCAAACAAGGGAATACGTTGCATACTCTCTTGTGGTTCTTGAAGCTCTACTTTATCTTCGATATCAAGAACAATTTGATGCAGATGATTCACAGACTCCTCCGCATCCTCAAAGGATATAGAGTTGTCTACATAGTCCTCAAGAGAGTTGAGAATCTCTTTTTGTGTATACTCATTTTTTAGGTACTGTAAAAGCATGAAGGGTTCAGCTTCTACATCGATAGCATCTATCGCAAAGATTAGGTCTTTGGTAGTTGTATCACGGATCTCAAACTTGAGGTCTTCAATCGTAGGGAGTCGATGAAACTTCTCGCAATGTTTATCGATCTCTGTAAAGAGCCGATGGTATGCAGAGGGTAAATAGTGCTTGCGAGTGCTAGACCAAGACTCGAAATCTTGCAGGTCTAAAACTTGCTTCAAATAAGCACTTGCTATGTTCAAAGATTCCCCCGATAAGAATACAGCCGCAATGACCCCTCATCGCGGCTGTAGAATTAACACTAAATTAAGATGCTGCTGCTTTTTCTTTTTTAGCCGCACCATCGTAGTCAGACGCTGTCAAACCTCTTCGGGTCAACATAGTCTTAACACCACGTGCAGTTTTACCAATCGTCTCTGCGATTGCTTCAACTGTCATGTCAGATACATCACCGAGGTCGGCTAGAGGATCACTCTTTGCTGAGCCTTTGGTGTGCTCTTGACGGGGAATAGCGTCAATGTCGCCAGAACGTAGAAGGCTGAGAGCCTTACCACGTACACTGTTTACGCTACGATCAAGGGCTTCTGCAATCGCTTCTACGAAAGCACCATCATTTACCATAGAAATAAAGGTGGCCTCTTCATCTGGTGAGTAGGTTCTAACAGTCTCCACTTTGGGAGCTGGCTTAACATGGTCAGTAAGTTCCATTGAAAGAATCTTACCTTGAATTGACTTAGCACTAAATGCTCCGCCTTCAAAGTTCTCAGCAATCTGAGCATAGGTATACTCACCGCTATTGTCTTGAACAAAAGCTGCGAGAGTAGACTCTTGGGTTTCAGAGAAAGCACGAGTGCTCTTTGCTGAAGCAAGTTCTACTTCGTAACCCATTTTTCTCAGCTTGCTAGAAACTGACCTTGTAGTGGTCTCAAGAGACTCTGCTGCTTCTGCAACAGTATCCTGAGATACTGGGGATTCATCACCAACGAAATTTGTGAGCTCGCTGGTACGCTCATCTGTCCACTTAGGCAATGTTGCCATAGTTTATTCTCCTAAAAATTTTAATAGGTTGGTTACTATTTGTATGCCCTTCTCTTGGGCTTGTTTTGTTTTTGCGGATTCTATTCCAGATTCATTTACAAGAATAGTTACGTCTTTTGTAATGGTACTTTTTACAACATACCCTTTTCTTACCAAAGCTGCTGTGGCATCCGCCTTAGAAGTAAAACTTTTCAGTCTACCACTAATACAGACTGTGCCCTGTAAAACTCTCGTTCTGTCCTCCTGTTCAAAAGAAAAATCAAAGGGTAATTTAATTAAACTACTCAAAAACTCACCGAAATACCAGTTTATTAAATGTTCAGTAGCTTTCGGTCCAAGACCCGCTTCTTTACATTTGTCCGCAGTAAGCTCCGAGAGATCACTGATTTTAGTGGACAATTTTTGCGCTGCTGTCTTTCCGATTAAAGGAATACTAAACGCTGGTAGTAGAACATTCAAACTACTTTTCTTTGAATGATCTATTTCAACTACAAGTTTTTTCGCCAATTTTTCAGAGGCAAGAGCATACTTACAAGTAGTATAATCTAAATTATAAATCTCGTGAAAAGAGGAAATATCCAACTTTTCTATGCTCTTGGGGCCAAGCCCTTTGATCTTCAGCGTCTTTGCAAAATGCTCTATTCGTTTCTGAATTTGAGCAGGACACAAAGGGTTTACACAATAAAGCAATTCATTTCTCCACTCAAGTGAGGATTCACAAGAGGGGCAAAATTCTGGAGCTTCTATCGCTTGCATAAAGATTCCTCTGAAATTGAAAGTATATTATACGGAAATTTAGGTTTCATGTCAAGAACTATTTTTCCTCAACTCGTCGGACAATACGCGGGATAATTTCACCACTTCGTATGACCTCGACGTTGCAACCAATTTCAAGACCTAACTCCTCAATGTGAGCCATATTATGTAAGGTTGCTCTTGATACAAGGGCATCCCCAATCATAACAGGGCCAAGTATTGCTACTGGTGTAACAACACCTGACTTACCTGTTTGCCACTCAACATTGCTTAGATAAGTTACTACACCTTCTTTTTGAATTTTGAAGGCAAGCGACCCTCTAGGGTGATGAGAAGTAAAGCCTTGTTTAGTCCAATATTCAATATTATCTATTCTGTGTACTTCTCCATCGGTTGGGTACTGTGACGCATCAACTGAGTGAACAGTAGAAAAGCCAAGACTTTCTAACCAATTAAGAAGTACTGCCCAAGACTCAATAAAACCATGAGGTCGTAGATCGTATGCAACAAATCGTAATTCATTGCATCGAGGTATAAAGTCTCTCACTAATTTTAAGTTCAGAGACCCCGCCGCATAGTTACGAGCATTGGGTATACTTATAGGAGCAACTACTTCGCCATCAATTTGTACTTTCTTAGCAAAATTAATTTTCTCTGGAACTAGAAACTTCATTTTGTTTGAAATGTCTACTCCAACTTTTCCGTTTCCACGGGTGGTTGCTCTTACAAATTTTCCCTCATCATATAATACTGATACTGCCGAGCCGTCTAATTTTGGACTGTGCATAACCTCTTGGCCTTCGTGAGAAGCAATCCAAGAACCTAGCTCATCCTCATCAAACGTCTTTTTAAGAGACAGCATTGGAAATAAATGACGTACTCCATCATCTGGAGTATACCCTACAGTTTCATCCTCATACAAAGCATCCCACTCAGCGTCAGTTAAGGAACTGTTGCCGCCTTCGTAGTAATTCTTTGCTATCGAATTTTTGTTGGTATTATCACTCATATAAATATATTATACTAGAAAATAGATAAAGAGTCAAGAATTATTTTGGGTTTTCGTGCCTATATAATTCTTGTATTAAGTCCTTGAACTGTTCCTCAATTATTTTTTGAGACTCTGCTAAAGACAATATTTCTGCAAGTGCTTTAAACATGGCTCTTGAATTATTGAAATCAAGCGGCATAGCTATTCCTTCTGGAGTAGGCTTCCACTCTTCATCAAAGTCCATATAATACTTTCTTACGTGAAGATACTCTGTCTCTCTAAAAGTGTTCACAGTTACTCGTATCTGTACTTGCTTTTCTTCATCATAGTGAACAATATGTTCATATGTAGGTGCGGGCTCATGTATTTGTATCATGAGTCGTTCTTCAGCACCGAGGAAAGAGGTACTACACTCGTTACATTCTTAGGTTTCAACAAGCGATACGAATCCGTATCCCAGCAAAATAATAGCAGGGTCTCTTGGGATTCCTTCGCTCGGTTTTTCTTGTCTTGAATGTATTGCGTACTAAAGTCCAATGTGCAGACATTATACTTTAGTTTTTTAGAGTTCTCACTACGATATGTAATGATAGCATCGCCATACTCATTCACAAGTTTGGCTAGTTCTTCCTTCTTCACGATGCTCCTTAGTTAGGTAGGTAAAATCTTTTACTGAACTAATTTCAAGGTCATTTCATTAGATGTAAAAAAACAGAGGGAAGATGGGCTTCCCTCTGGGGTCGGAAACTGAGCCTAGCTCAGAAGTCCTGTAAAGTAGACAGCTGCCTTGCCCGTCAGTTTGGAAATGATTTCTTCATCTACTTCCTTACCTGCGTCTGTGATAGCTGCGATCAGAGCTTCTTGAGCGGCTGCTTTTGAAACTCTGCTGTTTCCTGAACCGCCACCATTTTTGGCTGATCCAGTCGCTGGGGTTTTCTTTACATA